AAGTCACTAAGGTTTCAGAACAGTTTGTACATCCTGATTTATTGTATGCACTTAGCAGATTAAAGCCTCATGTTGTGAAGATATGCGAAATGCAGGAGGCTGCAAACGTAAGCATAAAAGATCCTAGCGATGAAGATTTGAATGATAGATTGAAAAACATTGTAGTAACCGGTTACAGTAAGGGTGGATCTGATGAAAGTGCGGGTGTAAGTATTATTGCTCAGAAATTATTATTGAGTGGTCAGGTTCTTAATATCATAGTTCCATTTACAAAGTTCCTCGATGAACAAGGAGACGGGTATGTTTATGCTGATGATCTTAAGAATGAAATAGGCAGGTGCGACTATGAAGTAGATGCCTATTTATTTGGTGGCAAATTTGGTATTAAACAGGAACAGTTTGATTTTGACACTCCAGAAGAATCAGATATTGAAACTATTGACGAAGATAAGCCTAAAAAACGCGGTCGTAGAAAGAAAAACGAGGAAGTTCCTTCAATAGATGTTTACGCATAAAATGTAAGTTATGACGATCACATTGCAAAACACAGATAGAGGGCAATGCTTTGCGGTAACATTTGATAGATTTCGCCGACAGGTTGTTGACAGACTTAAAGAGTCTGTCACGACTCGTTGGTGGGATAAACAAACCGGAGCATGGATTATCCCGGCTAACGAAACAGGGAAGGAAGAGCTGAATAAACTTACGTATTTTGTAAGGCATTTTGAACCTGTTATGTGGGGGGATGCTCAAAATAGCATGACGGAAGAAGATGTAGCTTATCAGATTCCAGAAATGCCAATGCTGGAAGGAGATCATTCTCTTAAAATACAGCCTTACCCATACCAGCTTCAGGGCATAGCTCGTGGACTTGTTTTAAAACGATTCATAAATGGTGATGATATGGGACTTGGGAAAACCCTAGAGAGCATTGCTACAATAAATATTGCAGAGGCATTCCCTTGTTTGGTCATTTGTCCGAATGTTGTAAAGATAAATTGGCAACGAGAGTGGCACAAGTTTACAGATAAGAAAGCAATGGTCTTGACGGATTCGGTACGCGATAGTTGGCCTTTCTTTTGGCAGACAGGCATGAATCAAATATTTATCGTGAATTATGAAAGCTTGAAAAAGTTTTTTGTGCGCAAGATTAATAAAAAGGAAAAATGGACACTTCGAGATGTTGAGTTTAACAATACAATAAAGATTTTCAAGTCCGTTATTATTGATGAATCTCATAAGGTTAAGTCTACTGCCACTCAACAGACTAAATTTTGTAAAGGAATTGCTTCCGGGAAAGAATACGTCATTCTTCTTACCGGAACTCCGGTTGTGAATAAACCCAAGGATCTTGTTTCCCAATTAGGAATTATGGATAGGATGATTGATATGGGTGGATGGACAAACTTTATTACACGGTATTGCTCGGGGCCAAATCAGGCAAGTAATCTTAAAGAGTTAAATTACAAATTATGGCAGAATTGCTTTTTTAGAAGAGAGAAGTCAAAAGTGTTGACCCAATTACCCGATAAGGTCCGCCAGATCGTTACTTGCGAAATAACTAACAGGAAAGAATACAATGATGCAGAGCGAGACCTTATTGACTATCTGAGGCGATACAAGGAAGCGGACGATGAAAAGATACAAAAATCGCTGAAAGGCGAGGTTATGGTTCGCATTGGAATTTTGAAGGACATCACCGCCAGAGGTAAACTTAAAGAAGTGATAGATTTTGTTGAAGATTTTAGGGAGAACGGGAAGAAGATTATTCTCTTTTGTAATCTTCATGAAGTTGTCGACAGCCTTATGAATGCCTTTCCTAATGCTGTTTGCGTTACAGGAAGGCAAAATGGACAGGAGAAGCAGGCGGCTGTTGATTCTTTCCAGAGAAATCCTAAGACAGACGTTATCATTTGCTCTATAAAGGCGGCTAGTGCCGGTATTACTCTTACCGCATCAAGCAATGTCGCTTTTATAGAACTTCCATGGACTTATGCAGACTGCGATCAGGCCGAAAGTAGAGCTCATAGAATTGGGCAGAAGGATTCGGTTAATTGTTACTATTTGCTTGGAAGAAGAACAATTGATCAAAAGCTCTATCGTATCATAGAAGAAAAAAAGCATATCAGCAATGCAGTATTGGGAGCCGAAGATAATATTCAGACAAATATTGTTGATATGATGGCAAATATGTTCAACGAAAATGATGAAGAGGAATAGTATTATGGATGGAGTAAAGAAATATTTTGAATGCTTTTGTTTCAATTGAATAATATCCATAAAGCCAAATGGTTTGCTTACAAAAGAGTGAAATTAGCGATGTATTTGATAAACTTGAAAATTTGGAAAAGGGAATTAATTAAAATAAAATAGATAAATATTTGCACTTGTTGAATTTTTGCATTATACTTGCACATTGTTAAAAACGATCAATTTATTAAAGTAATAAGTTATGAAAAAAGTATTCTTTATTTTTGCAATGATGTGTTTGTTTCTTGCCAATGTTAGTGCGCAAGACTCATTTAGTGTAAAACCGGATGGCGTATCTGATGCTAACGGTAATAATTTCATTGTGATAGCTGTTGATGGACTTCAGGCCGATAAAATTAAATCCGGATTAGTAACAGCAATAAAGAGTAAAAATCTTTCTTCTTCATTGAAAATAGATGAGCCGGATTCTAATACTTTGATAGTATCTGATAAGATAGCAGGATTCACAAAAACAGATAAATCTGCAGGTTCAGCATATACGTTTGATTTACTATATTCAATAATTTTCAATATTAAAGATGGAAAGGTTAAGTACAATGTTCCTACTTTTGAAATGGCTTCTGACCAGCAATATAATAGTCATACTTCTATCCTTAGCAACGGAATTCGGTTCAAAATGATCATGGGTATAAAAGGAAAAGATGATGTTTGGAATAGTAAGGAAAAGAAATATTTCATTTATAATGAAAAAGATAAACTAATAGAAAAGTCGACAAAAGAGAAATTGGAGACTTTGTTTAATTCATATATACCTATTGTTCAAAGCATATCAAAAAGTCAAGATTGGTAACTACAAGTATAATTCAGAGGCCTCTCTATTCACATAGGAAGGCCTCTTTTTTTATAACCAACTATTAATTCAAACAAATAAATTTGATGCAATGATCAGAAAATCTTATAATATAATCCAACGCCTACAAAAGGAGTAAGGCCATGAGTGCTGAAACCATATCCACCCATTAATCCCAATCCCCACCGACGGGTATTACTTTTATTAATATATAAGGTCTTGGGATAAATTTGTATTGAGTCTAGTGCAGCGTTATATCCTGATACCCAAGCCTTGTAATCCTGCCCCTTATATACTTTTTGCAATATAGGAATGTATATGGTATCATTCCTGATTACGGTGTCTTTTAATGGAACATACTTTGGAACACTAACCAGATACGGGACAAGTTGCGAGTATATAGTCGTGTCCACAACCGTTACAGTATCTGTTCTTATGTTGTTAGTTTTTTGTGATTTGAAATATTTGCTAGAAAACCAACCTATTGTCAATCCTAAAATAAATGACAATAAGATGATTATGGTAGTCATTATTCTATTTTTCATTTTCTGTATCACTTGTTGTGTCAATTATTTTTCTTATGTCTCGTATTATACTCTTTAGATTATCAGCATAATCCAGAGCTGTGGCATATTTACCACCTACGGAATCAACTATCTTTTTCGCAAATTCTTCAGGGTCATTTCTATATGGCCATGCGTCTGCGTAAATCGGTTTCTTCAGTATTGATTCATGATCTTTCAGGCATTCAACTATAGTATCATATTGCCTAAAAAGACGCTTAACCTTGTATTTATACTTCGTAACGCCCTTCTTATTCTTGAATGGCATTATGGACAGAACTCTTTCTGGCAATTTGAAAGAAACCTTGTCTGTAGAGAAGTATTCCGTAGTGGTAACAAGTTCAACGGCACCGTTCCAAGAACTGCCCTTGGTTATACCGAAGATATTATTGCCTATAGAACTTGTGCCCCAGCCACTTTCTAGAGCTGCTTGAGCAGTAGTGAATATACCGTTTATTTCAAGTCCTTTTGTCGCGGGATAAATCCATTTTATAAAACTTACCTTATCCATTATTTTCCTCCTCTTTCTTTATTGTGTCCTTAAGTATAGACAGGTCTACATCAAAATGTCTTTCCGTTTTATCTACCATGATCTTTTGCGCCAAAATAGCCCATTTAGCGTCATTGCAGGAACTTTCATTTTCGAGTATAGACCACACTTGCCATCCTATAATAGAACCTGCAACAATCTTTGTCAGATCAATGTAAAATATTCCGATAATATGTTTTTGGATGAAAAACGCAAGGACTATGGCAACAAACGATTTGATTATAGTTACTATCACTTTTCCGGCGTGAACGCTTTTGAATTTGCCGGAGCTCATTTTTGCGCCATATTTCTTTTTTACTCTTCTTGAGAGGGACCAGGCTGTATAACAATCCGCCATTATACATGCAACGCATATATAAAATACGGGTAAGGCTGGTTCAATTATAACGATAAATGAACTCAATATGGCAAAGATGTATCTCCAAACGCCGATTATAGTCAATTTGTTTACTATATTTTTCATCCTAAATATTTAAAGAAGAGCGGACCACATGATGATCCGCTCAAAATAGTTATTCTACCGGTAATTTATTTTTTCCTACGATGCCACTAATAGCTTTAACAACATCGAAGAATCCACAACCAGAAAGACCTGCGGCTAGTCCGTATATAAGTGCCTGCCACCATTGCATACCCTCCAACAGTGGGGTAAGATGCAAGAACCATGCAACAATACATACAGCCAAGCCAGCGACGATTGAAATGATTATCTTAGTCAATTTCGAATCCTTAACGGATGGAATGACTTTGAAAAATTCCGTCACTATGGCTGACACCAATGCCACAATACCGGTAAATGTTCCTAGGTTGATAGTGAACCCAGAATCAGTGGCGGTTGCAGTGCCGCTTTGCGCAAATACAGCTGTTGTTCCAATTATAAACAAAAAACAAATAATGAATAAACTAACCTTTTTCATAAACTATGATTTTTAATGAATTAAATAACGTCTCTGTAAAATTTGTCAATAGCGTACTGAATTACGTTCCTTACTTTTTCACCACTAAATTCATCATCATCATACACATAATTTTGTATGATTTCTTCAGCTTTCTCTTCATTGATATTTGCCTTTGGAGCATGAAGAACGATCTTATTCGCGCTATGTTCTATCTTTACTTTTCCGTATATACTAAAATATATATGCTCTATAATTTTTTTTAGTTTAGGCTATTCTGATTATTAAAATGTAAAACTCACATGTACCATCAGGTGTTGCTATTATGCAATAATCATTAGATATTGAATAAACTTGTACTCTACGTGCCGATGAACTTAGTGGAGTACATTGTACGATAGTGTTATTGGCCGTAATACCAATGATACTGTATATATTGTGCGTTATTGTATAATGCTGGTTGTCTACTGTTGCAGATGGTGAGTAGTTGTTACCTGAAATTACCGTGTTTGCTACGGTTGCTCCTGTGTAGTTCGTAAAACCTCCACCTGAGTTGACATGAGCCGCGAAAAGCATGACTGGAATAGAATAAGATTTACCCATAAAACTTAACCTTAACCCGTCGGATGAAGTCCCCCAATGAAGATAATTAAGAGCATCAAGGTAAACTCCGTATCCATCAACTCCTAGTATAGATTTCTGTGCACCACTTCCCGATGTAAATGATATGCTTGTAGCATCTATGTTGATACTAAAGGATGTCATGGATGAACCTGCTATAAATTCGGCTTTGGCATAAACATAAGTTGCATTTAATGGAACTGATATTGAATTTGCAGACACACTTACTGAAAAAGAGCTTTCATCTTTTATTCTTGCAACTCCTATAATAGAATCACTTAATATCCCTGTTGAGTTGCATATGTATAGATGTACATAAACCTCGTATGATGTTGGTGAGTCCGCGTAATTCGTTAATGAACCAGATATGGAAAATGAGCTATAAGATAGCTTCGTTATATTGCTGATATTACAATTTCCTGACGTAGAGGAAA